GTGAAGTATATGTTATCGGGGTTGACTTAGACCAAGATGCAGAAGGTCTAGTCACTGTAGATGGCAAAGAACGTCACTTAACCTTAGCTTCAACACTCAAAGGGGTAGGCTCTGCTGTTAAGAAGTTCGCACAAGAGACCAAAGAAGGTCAATTCAAATCTGGTAACACTATTTACGGCTTGAAAGACGGCGGGGTTGACTTAACGACTGCCCAATTATCACCTGAAGCTAAAAAAGCTGTTGAAGAATACAAAGCTAAAATCGTCAAAGGTGAAATCACTGTACCTGAAAAACCAAATCGTTAATAAAGGCTTAGGTACTAGGAGCTGGGGGCAACCTGGCTCCTTTTTTGAAAGTAAAATGCACTTATAAAATAAGGTAATTTAGAGAATCTGTTTTCATACCAAGAATATTTTATACGAAATTTATTTTCGTCATAATCATACGTTACACTATATTTATATTCATCTAAATCTTCCCAGTCAGGTATCCATCCTCCATTATGTTCCTCAGCCCATTTATGCAATTTAAACAGTAATATACGTTCTTTATCGTGTTTTTCAGCTTGTTCTTTAGTTTTAAATGCTAGACCACGTTTAAAAACTTTTTCTTGTTCTTCTTCATCATAAACGTATATTTGGTTAATAAGTCCAGCTTCATCTACATAATAGAAGTCTTCCAAATCATCTGGTACTTCCACCTCATAAGATGCTTTAACAGGTGCTAATCCCTTTTCTTCTAGCAATTCAACCAACTTATTTTTAATCCAGTCTATTGCACTTTCTAATCGTTCAACCTCTTGTTGTAATTCTTCGTTAGTCATTTTTAGTCCTCCTCAATTCTCTTATAAGCTATATGCTCTACTTCGTTCATATCAATTTCATTATCTCCAACTATGCAAACATCACTTGAAAATAAATCTTCTTTTTCTTCAGTGAACATTTTATAAACTTCAGTTAATTCTTCTTCTGTTACCTCTGCTTCTACTGTTTCACCATTGTGAAGATATACACGTAAGATGATTTTGTCGTGTTCACTCATTTCTAGTCCTCCTAATCGTCTAGTTCTCCACTGTATTGTGGTAATTCCATCCAGTATATAACATCATTATCAGTATTTTCAAAACCTAATCCATCTTCAATTTCTTCCCACGTATCGATAGAGGTATCAGTAAACTCTCCAGAAGACAAAGGGATAGTTACTAGCACTTCTTCACCAAGTTCAGGTAATTCACCGTCCCATATTTCATCATAATCACCTTGATAAAATTCTTGTTCTTCTTCAGTCATTTTTCTTAAATAAACTTTGTGCCATTTCATTGCTAGTCCTCCCATAAATACTTATTTTCATAAATATTTCCAATTACTGATAACTCTTCTGTTGTATCCATATCTGACAATTGAATTCCACAAAACTTTTTACTAGCTAAATAGTAAAATTCTTGTTCAGCACTTTTTTTCAATAAAAATTTTTTCCCGTTAAATATCGCTTCATTTCTTACATATTCTAATATGTCTCCAGTATAAATATAAGTATCACCCACATCTTTATATCCAGTATTATAAATAAACTCAACTTCATCAAAATCATAAGGTACAAAATCAGCATTATCATTTAAATACACTTCAACTGTTCCTTTATGAAAATTAATTACCTTTACAGGTAATACCATATCTAAACTCTTAATATATACTTTTGGTTGTTTCAACCCTTCCACCTCAATAAACGGGTTATATAAATCTAAATTCATTTCTTTTCCCTCCTAAATCACATACCACCTAAAGTAGTCTACTTCTTTTAAATCGATTAACTTACCGCCAAATTTTAACGGTACTTTACCCCTTATATGTTTCAAATCTTTAAACACTTCATATAAATCATTGACTGTCTTTTGATCCGTTTTAATACATATCGTTTCATCGTTTTTCATTGTGAAAATAACTTCATATTCCACGCTTACACCTCCTATTTCAGCCTTTTAGCTATCTCTTCAACTACATTTACAGTTACGCTATTACCAGCTTGTTTATAAAGTTGACTATTGCTGTTAACCTCTTGTGCTTTATCAAATAATTCATCTGAGAAACCTTGCAATCTCCAACACTCCTTAGGGGTTAATTTCCTTATTTTATAATCTGATAACACAACCCCCTGTTCATCTGTTGTAAGCAATGTATTAGCTATATTCTTGCCAACACGTCCTCTTCTAGTCTTTGAATTAGGTCGTGAGAGATTAACACTATCACCAACTGAAGCAACGCTATAACCTTGTTTATTCGCTTCTTTAATTAATACCCCGTGTCTATCTTGTGTTGTTAAAGTAAACATAGGTTCTCCATTTGTCTTAAATCTCCTACCGTTTTGTCTTTTCTCCACTCTATCAGGAGTAAGTACCGGTATTGCTACTTTAGGTTCAGAGTTGCCACCAGCCATTGTACAAATTGTAGGTGATATACCTTCAACATCATAAACTCTCTGAGTAGTTTCAAACTTAAAATAAGGTAAATAAGCTTTAATCTTTATATCATTGTATTTTGGGTGGTTAATAGCCACTTGCTTTGGTACTTTATAATCAGTAGCCATTAACGCTCCAACAATACCGTTTTTATCGTGAACAACAGTTCTCGTCCCTATACTAGTTCCATTAGGGTTTTTAGTATTTCCAATAATATTTATTTTTGGTTCAAAATCAGGTTCTTTGTTTTCTCCTTGGATAGGAAAAACTTTGTAGGTACATCCTCCTCTAAGATGTCCAACAATGAACACACGTTCCCTATTCTGTGGGACTCCGAAATTTTTGCTGTTAAGCACTTGCCACTCAACATCATACCCCAGTTCATCCAAGATTTTAAGTATTCTAGTGAATGTTTGCCCTTTGTCGTGTGATAATAAGTTTCTGACGTTCTCAAGCAATAAATAGCGTGGTTTGATTTCTTTGGTTGCTCTAGCAATTTCATAGAATAAAGTTCCTCTAGTGTCTTCAAATCCCAGTTGCTTTCCTGCAATTGAAAAGGCTTGGCAGGGGAAACCTCCGCAAATAACATCGACCTTTGCTCTAAGTTTTCTAAATTCTTCATTAGTCACCTCTTTTATATCGTGATATTCTATTTCATTTTCTGTATTGTGCATTACTTTATAGCTTGATCTTGCAAATTTATCTATTTCACAAAAGCCTACACATTTATGCCCAGCTCGTTCCATACCTAATCGGAAACCACCAATACCGGCAAATAAGTCTAAAAAGTTCATCCTTTTATCTCCTTTATTATCTTGGCATAATAAAAATCTTTTATATCTTTAGCGTTTATTTCGATATCATTTATCCAATACACAACTTTCGGATAGCTATCAGCATAAACTATAGCGTCTTGTAAATTATCCATATCCTTTTTAGTTGCTATCACTTTAATTGTTTCACCGTTTTTCATTACAATGCTTAAAATGTATTTCATATTTTACCCTCCTAATTCTGGGTTAATTGCTTCAAAATAAAAATCAGTATATTCTCTTTCTTCATTTTTTATCAACTCACCTTCAACAACAGTGATGTATTGTTCAAATTCCAAACCACTCTCACTAGCATATATATTAAAATCAACATGATAATTTTTACTATGCTCTACTAAGAGTTCTTGAACATCAATACCCCACGCTTGTTTAACTTCTAAAGTTAAATAACAAACTTCATCATCATAAGCACTAAAAAATGATATTTCTTCACTTTCTACAAAAAATCTTCTAGAATTTTTCAAATGTAAGAATTCACTATATGATTTGTTATATTTAAAACTACATTCTCTCGAGTCATCTATCATTTTTATATCAATATATTCAACTTCTGAAAGAATACTTTTTAATTTAACTAATCTAATTTCATTTTCTATGAAATTTTTTAAATCCTTTTTCTTACCTCTAATTTTTAAATATCCTTCACACCAATTTGGCATATTATTTTCCTCCTAATACTCATATCTATAAGCCATTAATTCTGACTGTAAATCCTCTTCAATACTCACACCGTATTTATTAATATCTTCTAACGGAAGTAACGGTACTGAATAACCTCTTGCTTTTTTATATGGATCACTCCAACCAGCTTTTTTTTTAGCCTTAACTAAATATTTATTTAAAAATTCTTCGGGAGTTTCATTGTCTTTCAAATAAACTCCTAAAGTCGACATGATGAAATAACAAGCTGACTTTTGCCTATCAGTTAAATGTTTAAATCTATCTTGTTTAATCATTGTTATACTCCGTAACACCTAACTCTTCCAATTTTTTAGCCAATTCACCTCTAATTCCTAATATTACTTGTGTAACTTTAGTTCTGTGTTTTTTCTTTATTGTTACTTCATTAAACCTAGTGCATACCTTTAAAGTTCTTTCAGGATTTTGAACCTCCATTATTAAACTATCCAAATTTTTCATTTCATCCAATAAGTCATTAGCTTCTCTTAATTCTGTATAATTCATTAATTTTCACCTCTTCCAAAATTGAATTCTCGTTCCATTTCATCTTTCAATGTTGAAATGAAATCATATAAAAATTCCATTTCAAAATTTCCATAAATTATCAGTTTTAACTTGTTAAAATCTAACTTTTCTAATTTTCCTTCATCTTTGTCAGTAAAAAATAAATTTACAGTATTAGAAATATTTTCTACTTCTATTTTTATTCCGTTCATACCTTCCCAATCTGGTATCTCATCAAACTTTTCACTCAAAGTAAATCTAGTTTTTAACCAACTCCAGTATTTTTTTTCTATTGTTTTATTAAATTTTTCCATTACCCATATATCTCCTTCAACTGCTTAAACATTTGTAATTCTCTAATTCTTTCCTTTTGTTGCTGGATAGTTCTTTCCTTGACTATATTGTCGTTAGAAAGTTCCTCGATCGTGTTACTTGAAACATATACCCCCAGTATCAACCCCGCTGTAAACATTGCTAACAGCATTGAAAGTGTGATTAGTATAATTTCTATGTTATCCCACGTTTTTTTTAACATTTTTTTACCTACCATATTATTTCCCCCAGATATAATGTATAACTTGATAAAGTATGTAAGATATTACCAACCAATTCAAAATAGTTAAATTCATTTTAATTTTAAATAATTCATAATGAAATTCCTTTAATAGTTCATAATGTACAATATTATCCTTCTCTAAGTTAAAAATTCTTTTTGCTAATTCTTTTATTTTCTCGTCCATTCCTTATCCTCCAATTCCGTTCAATTCAGCTGTTTTTTTCGTTTGTTCAGCTTGTTTGTCGTCTAGTGCTTTTAGTTGTTCTTCTAACCTAGCATTTTTTATCCTTAATTCTATGACTTCTTGTTTTTCTTTTTCTTTACGTTCTTGATAATTAGTTGCTTCAATAAATATAAATACAAAATAAGCAACAACTATACCTATTAATCCTACTATAGCTAATTTCTCTAACATCTCTTAATCTCCTATTTCATTTGCATTTACATTTAATGCACTAGCTATCTTTCTAATACTCTTCCTACTGCCTTTACCGTTCCCAGTACGTATTAAATTGATAGTATTAGTACTAACCCCACTTAATTTAGCTAATTTCTTATTAGTCATATTCAATTTCCACATAATATCATCAAGCTTTGTCATGATTAAAACTCCATACTTTTAACCGTTACATCTGTTAGTGAGTTGGTTAAATCAATATCAATACCAGCGTGTTCTACTAGTGGATATAAACCTTCTTCAGTCAATGTGTAAGTTCTTTCTTTGTATTCAAAATTAATTCTTTTAACTCCGTTATATCCGCTAGTTTCTTTTTTTATTATTCTTACTAAATTAAATAGTTTTTCTTCCATTTTTCAAATTCTCCATTAATTCATTAAAATCATTGTCTATCTTCTCAACCTCTTCAATCTCGATATAAAGTCCACTATTCTTATGCCACCTCTTACTAACTTCTAGATCCGTTATTAAGCCATCATCTTTATAGAATTTCATATCACACATTACATCTTGCAATAGTTTCTGTAAGTTGTCTAAATCGGGGCGGGTTGCTTTCCTCTCTCCGTCCTTTGACTTTTGAGTTGGTTCGAATATCCACACTACCTTTAATCTAATACCTGTTGTATATTCTTTTTTAGGTTGGAAACCACTTAATGCACGTTGCAAGGTTACCTTTGACTTCTTAAGGTTTCCTGTATTGTAAAATGTTTTAGTTTTAGTTGAGAATTTCTTTTGTTGTGCTGTAGTTCGTGGCACAACCGCTATCGGTGTAAAAAATTTTAACACTTAATCACCTCCGCTTATCCATCCCACCAGTTAAATTTACCTAGCGTAGAATTTTGATTGTTAATTTTATTTTGTTTATCTCTCATTATCGAATTATACAAACTGGCAATTACATAATTCTCAAAATTAGTAATTTGTTTAGATTTTAAGATTTGCTGTACACAGTAATTAATCTGTGTTTCAGTTACCTCTTTTAACACGTCCTGAACTATTGTTACATCAACGCTAACACCGTTTATATTATAATCTCCTGTTGTCTTTAAATTAGCTTGACTTATTGCTAACTCAACATCTTGTTTAAGCTGTTCAGAAAAGATTAAATCGTTGGTAGTTTGATTATATAAATTATCTTTATCAGTTAAACCTTTGTTATTACTAAGTTCTTTATTTTTGATAAAGTTATTATAATTAATATATATATTATTCTCTTTATTAATCTCTTTTATGGTTGGTGCATTTTGCCCTAACCTAGATTTTTGATTTTCATTTTTATTTTTAGTAATATTTTTATCTGATTTAAGATTTTTATTGAAAGATATTTTATTGTAATTCACTCGATATAATTTACCGTTTTTATGTTTTTTTGTTATTAAAAAGTTCCCTTCCTCTAAATTGTTTAGTATTCGTTTCAATGTGTCGTAACTAAAACACAAAGGAAAATCTCTTTTTAACATCATATTAATTGACGAAAATGTCCAATAAGTACCATCTATGAAATATTCATTATTTCTTTTGTTGATAGTACACCAGTAGTCTACTTGCTGTAGAACAAGGGCTTCATTAACTTTCCCTTGTCCTAACGTTTCAAGTAAACTTAAATTTAGTGGAATAACTTTAATTACTTTTTGCTCCATAGATCACTATTCTTGTTTGAACGGGTTAATTACATTTTCGAACACATTATCTAAATTAATATCGTTGCCAAAATCATTAAATAAGTTATTAGTGTTATTAATTCCACCTGTTCCACTCATTTGCATTTGTTGTTGTTGATTATTTTGTCCTGTATAGCCGTTATTTTGCACGTTGTTGGCTTGATTGATATAATCTAATGCATTTACCTTATTTTGATTATTAAAGCCGTTATAAGCGTTATTTTGGGCTAGATTATTTTGTTGGTTAAAATTATTTAAATGTTGGTTGAATTGATTTGTTTGAGTATCTTGTTTCGGTTTAGGGAAAAATGATAATCCATCAACCATTACATCGGTTGTATAAACTGTACTACCGTCTTGTTTTTGATAACCAGTCTGAATACTTCCAGTAATTCCAATTAAATCACCTTTTTGGCAATACTGGGCTATTGTTTCAGCACGTTTGCCAAAGGCTTTACAACTAATAAAATCAGTCTGTTTTTGCCCGCTTTGATCTTTGAAATTCCTTTCAACTGCAAGGGTAATATTTAAAGATAAATTGTTATTGTTAGTTTGTTTTAACTCCAAATTTCTAGTTATTCTACCAGTTAATACTACGTTATTTATCATTCGTTTGTTCTCCTTCTACTTGTTCTTGTTGCTGTTGTTGTGCTTGACGTTGATTTAAAATCCATTGCCAAACATCTCTTAATTCTTCGTTAGTTAAATCTTCTAATCTAAACTTGTTCTTCTTGCTTAAAATAGATTGAATATGTTGAGGTGGTAAATTTTGTTGAATTGCTTGAATTAAAGCGTTACGTTCTGCCATTATTTCCGTAAAGTCAGGTTCAGTTAATTTTAGTAAATTCCTATATAGATACCTCATGTAATAAGTATCAACCGAACCAACAGTTTGAACAGTATTCCCTGCTCGTTGCATTGCAACCCCTACTTTCTCATTAGGTTGTGTAGGTAAAATAGGTGGGACTTCCATTTTTTTCATTTTGAAAATTCTAGCTTCTGTTGGTTGCTCCACGTCCTTGACTACTAACGTTTTATACTCTTCATCTTCAGTGTATTCCTCATATAAACCTATTTCTGAACATATATCAATGGTATGAGGTAGGAAATCTGATAATTGATAGTAGTGAAATTGTCCGTGCTTGTTATACCCAGTTGGCTTTAAATTCAAATCCTTAATTCTTTTTCTTAAAATCAATATCTTTTGTTCTACGCTCATATTAAATTTCCTCCGCCCATTGTAAGTAATCTCCTATTCGTTCTTTAAAATAATCACTTTCTATATCTTCTTTAGTGAATATTTGAGTTAAATTATCTTCGCTATCAAATAATAGCTTTCCTTTAGCTCCAAATTGTTCACTAACTCTATTAAATGATATATATAGTTGTTCTCCACCTAAATTTAAGTTCTTTAATGGAATTCTAAAAAATCCTGTTCTGTCCTTAATTTTAGTATCTTCATATTTCCTTACCAGTTTCTTTAATTCAACTGGTGTATTCTTAAATGTAGTGCTATATTGTTCTTTTGTCCCAACAATAGCGTATATTACATCCTTCTTGATTATCTTGTATTCTTCATCAGTTTCAACAACTTTATATTTTTTGTCTTCTAGTTCTTTTAAAAATTCATTAGTTGATATCACGATACATCACCTCTAAATATGCTATATAAACTTTAATCACTTCAAATTCTTCTCTAATGGTCAAACTCTTATAAGCTTTAGCAAGTTCACTATCTTCTTTTTCATACTTAAATACATCTCTAAAATGGAACATATCGTCAATAAAACCTTCATATCCATAATTGTC